TAAAAGAAGAGCTTCTGGAAGCTCTGGAGCACCCGCTTCTCTTGAAAATGCTGAACTGGCATTTAACGAAGTAGATGATATTCTTTACTATGGTGAAGGGACAGGAGGCGCTGGAGGAAGTGCTACATCTGTTCTTGCTATTGGCGGCTCCGGTGCTTTTGCGACATTAAGCACAGAACAGACTCTTACTGGTAATAAAACATTTAACGGTATTGTTATTGTTCCTACTCCATCAGCAAATACACATGCTGCAACAAAGGCTTATGTTGACGGATTAATTGCAAATATATCATCAACATTTACTTTATCTGGAGATAGTGGCACCCCTCAAACGATAACAACGGGAACAGATACCCTTACAGTTTCTGGCGGAACGGGCCTGTCTTCAGTTGTTGGAGCGACTGATACAGTTACAATCAATCTTGACAATACAGCAGTAACTCCTGCAAGCTATGGAGCAGCTGGATCAGTTGCGACATTTACTGTCGATGCTCAAGGTCGCTTGACTGCTGCCGCTAATACATCGATTTCAATTACAGCATCGCAAATTAGTGATAGAACAACAAATCTTGTTACTGGTCTTACTGGTACTGCAAATGAAATTACAGTTTCTAACTCGGGGGTTGGCGCTGTTACTTTGAGTCTTCCATCTAATGTGACAATTTCAAATAATTTAACTGTAACAGGGGATTTAACAGTTCAAGGGAATACCACAACCCTAAATACAGCGACACTTGTTGTTGAGGATAAGAATGTTGTTCTTGCGAATGTTGCCGCTCCAACAGACATAACAGCCGATGGCGCTGGCATCTCTGTTCTTGGAACGAGCACAAAAACATTCAATTGGGTTGATGCAACTGATTCCTGGACGTCTTCGGAGCATCTCAACCTCGCCTCTGGAAAAGTTTTAAAATTTAATGGAACAACAATTCTTTCTAGTACAAATCTGGATAATGTGACAGTTGATGGTGGTACATTCTAAGTAGGAGGTTTTTATGGCTAACACCATAAAAATTAAAAATTCTAGTACCGCGAATTCTGCCCCCTCTGTCCTTGAGCACGGTGAAATTGCCATCAACTATACGGATGGTAAAATTTTCTACAAAAACAATTCCAATACAATTGTTTCTTTTGCTACATCAATATCTATCAATGATTTATCAGATGTTGTTATATCGTCCCCAGCTTCGGGTGATGTTTTAAAATATGATGGAACAAATTGGGTCAATGATGCAACTATAAATCAAAATGATGCAACTATAAATCAAAAAATTTCTGATTTATATATAATGACATATATGGAAATTATATGATAAATGTTTATTTGGTAAAATTGATATACAATGGATGAAGTAAAAATTAATACATCAAAGACAGTCACACTCACACTTCCGAGTGACCCTGCTGGGAATACTGTTAGCGCTTCTCTTTATCATGAGTTTGGTGATCTTGTTTCTGGTCCAACTGGTGCAACCAGAGCTTCGGAAGGGGTTTACACAATTACATATGGCCAGCAAGCCAGTGGAAACTATATTTTAAATTCAGCGGGTAAACATAGAATTGATTTTACATTTACTGTATCGGGCACATCTTATACAAAATCTGCCTATATAAATGTTTACACCCCCTACATAACTTCATCAGATTTTTTTACGATGTATCCAGAACTTCAGCAATCAAAAGGTGCTTTATTTGATAAATATGAAAGAAAATCTAGAGCAATAATTAATACACACTGTGGGCAGTCATTTGACTACTACCCAAATAAAAGTCTTACGATTGATGGTAATAATCATAATATTTTACACTTGCCATTTGCAATAAGTACACTTACAAAAGTGACACAAGATCCTGGTAAAGATTATGCTGAAATTGTTTATGATTCAACAACATCTTCATCACAGAATATTGAGAGAGTTAAACAACCTTTTAACTTTGAAGCCTCTTATTATATAAGATTTAAAGCTGATGCAATTGATAAAGCAGATAAATTAACTGTACCTACAAAATTTAGATTGAGGTCTGATTATAAAATTGAGGGTAATTTTGGCTGGAATTCTGTTCCATTGAATGTTCAGCAAGCAGCAGAATTAATTATTGCTGATTTAATGAATGACGACTCTGAATACAGAAGGCATGGCATTTATTCTATTGATATAGATATTGTCAAGATGAAAATGAAAGATTCTTTTTATGAGTCTACAGGCAATATTGAAGCCGATGTCCTCTTAATGGACTATACCTTGTTTGTGATGGATTATGTGGTCTGATGGCATACAAGAGTTTTTTACGGTTTTCACAAACTGCTGATATATATACAAAGCAAACTGTAATTAGTGCAGCGGGGCAGAAGACTTTTACTTTTACTCTTTCTGCAACTGTTCCAATCAATATTCAATCCCCTCAAGCATCTGGCAGTGATAAAAGAGTAGTTCCTTACCAAGAATTTATTGCAATTCATGAAATGATTGTTCCAGGAATGTATGCAGATAATATTGATTATCAAAATAGAATACAAAATATAAAAGATAGATATGGCAATGTCCTTGAAATTGGACCTTTTGAGATTGTTTCAATACAACCAAAATTTGGTTTCAATGGCAAAAAACATCACATACTGGCTACCATCAGAAAGGTGGTAGAAACATCATGATCATAATTACTCATGATTTAGACCGCCTATCAGATCAATTATTAACAATGCATTCTGATATTAAAGAAGTCATTGTTAGAACATACACAGACCATCATCTTCAAATCTTTGAAGATCTGGTGTCTAAATTTGGTGAAAATTTAAGATATACAAAAATAAAATTGAATATTGATAGTGATAATTTTTCAATAGAAATTGATGATGTAAATGAATACGCATTGAGAGATAGAAGTGGGGCTGATGCCCAAATGGTTGCAGATTATGCAGCAGATCTTTTTAACAATAAAATAATTGAATTACTTAAAGAGACACCTTTATTTAGAGAGGGGTCATGACAATATCAACAATAGCGGTTTATGATGTCAATTTGTATTTAAAAAACGATAATACAATAATATCAATTGCTGGTAAGACAATGAATTTCTTTCCAGTTGTTGCAACAGATAATGAACCAGCCCCATTTGTGGTTTATTTCTTTAACCCAATCGCTCCAAATGTGGAAGAATATTGGCATAGATATGACATTATAAAATATTCAATTTTTGATACCAATGTTGACCGTCTTTTTAAACTCTCGGAAAGATTTATAGAACTACTTAATATTGGAAACAATATAGCTAAATCTGGGGGGGTGCCTGGTACCGATGTCAGAATTCTGTCTTCCTATCAAATTGGAGCAAATCTTGTATCACCCCTTGAAATAAATGGCTGGTACAGGATGAATTTAGACTTTAAATTGTGTTATGTTTCCAGATAGGGTGGTACAATAATATTATATGGAGTATACTACTATTACATATGTCGGGAAACTACCCGGCTACACAGTCAGGATCGGAAAGAATATATATGAATTTGAATGGAATAAAGGACTTGGAATCGGGAAAAGAAATGATGAAATCCGGCTTGATCATGTTAAAAAGATCGCTAAATGGCGTGACAAAAAAGGCAAAAGAATTTTTGTCCTTGAATAATTTAGGAGGAAACTAAAAATGGCAGTTAATGTTTCTAACATTGTTGTCGGTGAGGCGACCCTTAAGGTGGGCGACTCAGCCAATGCTACTAGCATTGCAGCAATGAACAACTTCAGCGACATCGGCGCTACTCAGAATGGTGTTGAAATCTCTTGGGAGCCAGATATGGTTGACATTGAAATCGACCAGTACGGTGACGCTGCAAGAGTTGTGCAGTCAAAGGTTAAGGTCATGGTCAAAACGACTCTGGCTGAAGCCACATTGAACAACCTCGCTCTCTCTTGGAACTACGACTCAGTTGGTGCAACTGACGTTGTTGCAAACAATGATGGCGCGAATACCAAAACATTCTTGTTCGGTGGTCAGAGCGTGTTCCCGTTTGAGAAGGCTCTCGTCATCACGGGCGTTGCCCCAGGTTCGGATGCATCAACAACTAAGACCCGTAAGTTCTATACAAAACGTGCAATTTCAATGGAGAGCACCCAGCTCACAATGAAGCGTGCGGAAGCTTCGGTCTTCGCCGTTGGTTTCAGAATTCTTCCAAAAACGGAAGATACTGGCTACGAATACGGCAAAATCATCGATCAGACATAATTTAAAATATTATTAATTGGCAAACCCTCAAGATCTTGTGATAAACTTGTATCTTGAGGGTTTTTGCTTACCCTCTTGACTAAGGAGATAAAATTAAAAATGGCTGATAAGAATAAAGACATTCTCGGGGGGACCGAGATTTTGTTTGCCGATGGAAAGAAAAGAGTTATTAGACCTCTTACAATCAGGAATCTTCGTAAATTTATGAAGGTTGTCAAAGATCTAAAGATGGATGATACTCTTGAAGATAAAGATATTGACATTATGGTTGAGGCAGCATCGATTGCTCTCTCTAATGTTGATGCTGAACTTTCAGCAGATCTTGATAAACTTGAGGATGCGCTTGACCTCCGTTGCTTCGGTGAACTGATGTCAGCAGCAATGGGTTCAGACCCTTCCTGACAAACGGGAGCGGGGAGGGATCTTCTCAATCATGGGAAGATCTTCCGCTCCTGAAATATGAATGCGAAATTTTTATAAGGACTGGCGCATGGCGCAGCATCTCAGAACTTGAAGACAATCTCACATTAGATGAGATGTTTCTTCTTTATCGCGCATGTATGAATGAAAATTCTTCACACATGAAAATGCTTGCAGCTTCGCAAGGTGCTGATGTTGATCTTAATGAAGATTGGTACGATCCAGATCCGCCAGAGGTTATTAACAGTTCAAATATTGGTGCAATACCCATTGGATTGGGTTATGAGAGTAATTAATAATTGCGTTTATTGACGTAATATATTATTATTAAATGGGACAATCATGACGAGTGCAAATGCAAATGTAACTGTAAATGCCATAATTGACAGAGCATTTGAAAACGCGATGGCTGGGATGCAGCGCTCAATGTTGCAAACCATTGCAAGCATTAATGGCTTTAATAGATCACAAAGAGCTGCTAATTCTAGTGGCGGCGCAATCTCAAGGACTCTTAATCAAATTTCCAAGGAAGGCAGAGGTTTGTCCGCCTCTTTTTCTAAAGCAAAAGCAGACCTAGCTGGTCTTGATGCTGCATTCAAAAAAAATAAAACAACGATAGCGCAGCTTGAAATTTCTATTAAACAATTAGAATCAGCAAATCGTAGACACGGATTAAGTACAAAAACTGGTTTTAACACAGGTCCATTGAAAGCTTACAAGTCCCAACTTGAAAGTGTAAATGCAATGCAAAAAGAGTTAACTAATACTCAAAGAGCAATGAATTTTAATGAGTTGGGTAAGAAATTCAATAAGAGTGCTCAAACATTATCTTATGCGGGAATGAGAATGACATATGGTCTTTCTCTCCCCATATCGATGTTCCTTCGTACAGGTTTCCAATCATTAAAAGCTCTTGATAAAGAAGTCATAAGAACAGGGAAGCTTATCGCAGATAGTTTCTCAACAGGAGCAGATGGTATCAAGGCATATAACGCTGCTATGGCAGAACTTGATACTAGATTAGATAAACTATCAATTAGTTGGGGTGTCTCAAGAGAACTTGTACAGGGTCTTGCAGGAGATTTTGCCGAAATTGGTATTTCAGATCCTAAAGCACTAGCGAACCTTGCACAATTTACAGCTGAGTTTGAAAAACTTGGTAACGTTGACATTACTCAAGCTCAAGCTGCAATTCAAGCAATCTATCAACAAATTGCAAGAGTTAGAAGAGATCAAGGTTTGGCAGTTACTGGGACTAAAGCAATCAATCAAATGGTTGAAGAAGTTCGCGGTGCAATTGCATTCTTCAACTTTGCTGAAAATAAGACAACTCTTTCTTTGAAAGACATGGCAGATGCTTTCCCAGAAGTTTCTGCTGCAGCAACATCTTTCGGTTTAAATATGCAGACAACTGCGGCTTTATTGGCACCAATGGTTGGTGCTGGGTTCCAAGTTGGTGCTTCTGCAAACTCAATTAAAGTTTCATTACAAAGACTTATTGCCCCAACCAAAAAGAATCAAGACATCATTAAAGCATTGACAAGGGTTCTCGGAAAAGATTTTCGTCTTTCAACAAAAGTTGGTTCCGAGGGCATTCAGGACTTAATTGATGGTTATACAAAACTTCAAGACAAACTGGGCGATGCGGGTGCTCTGACATTCTTTGCGGAACTGTTTGGTGTTCGCCAGGGCCCAAGAATGGAAGTTTCAATTAAGCAAATGTCTGAATACCAGCAATCATTAGACAAAGTTGGTTCTGCTGAAAACAAATTGGCAAAAGATCTTGAAAAACAAATTAATGCTCAACTAAGACTAAATAGCCAAAGAGGTAGGACTACTGAAGGACAACAAGTTGAACTTGTCCAACTGAATAAAATTAAAGATATACAGGATGTAATAGGCCAATCTCAAGAAAAGGATAAAGATGGGGCCTTTACTGCAAGAGCTTTAATTATTCAAAAAGCTCAAGAAGCCGAGGTTAAAAGACTTAAAAATATAACAAGTGAAACAAAAGGGTACAATAAAGAAGTAGAAAAGGGAAATACTCTTTTTGGCACACGCTTTGATTCAATTCAAACTGAGTCTGGAAAAATATTATCTGGAGCAATGTTTGGAACTGCTGTTACGAAAGAGACATTAGAAGCAGAGCTAGAAAGGGTTCAAGGCTCTTTGCAAGTTCGTTATGGTCGGTCAAGAGAAAGTATTAAATCAATAGCAAGAGAGCTAACGATTGTATTTGGTGATTTGCTTTCAGCAATTAATCCAATTCTTGAAAAAATTAGTACATGGATTCAGCTCCTCCCATCGGGAACCAAGAAACTTATTGGTGTTGTTTTGATTCTTCTTGCAACACTTGGCCCTGTTCTTAGGACTTTTGGTGCTATTGCTCAAATTGCTGGTTCTTTCTCAATGATGCGTTCTAAGGGTGTATTAAAATTTAAAGATGATATGGTTTCTTTAAATGGAACAATTGCAGAATCTACAAGCCTTCTTACAAGATTAGGAGGAAATTTTAGAAAAGTTGGGAAAGATGGAAATATTTTTGTTTCTAAAGCAAATTTAAAGAGACTGGAAAGAGCCGCCCCAATTCAAGAAAAAATTGATGCTGGAGAAAAAATTTCTTTTGCTGAAAAATCAATATATCAAAAATCAATTAAAGGTTTAGTTGGCAGAAAAGAATATTTAAGAGTTCAGGCTGCAAATACAGTTGCAGCAAAAAGGGGCACACAGGCTGGCCCCCTCGATCAGATGGTGTTACCTACTGGGTCGGCAAACCTTTCGGGCTTGGATGCAAGTACTGTCACCGCTACACGGAATTTACAAAATCCAGCAAAGGTCATTGAGCAATACACAATAGACCTGATTAAAGGAATGAATGAAGCCGTAATTAAAGCTACACAAAGAGCATCTAAGAAAACAAGCAGCTTAACTCCAAGGGTTGGAGCAAATTCAGCAGCAGGCGGTATTATAACACCATTTGGTGTTGTTAAAACACCTTCAACTTCTTCTGCGGGGCAAGCAACAGCTACGACAAGAACAACTGGACAGCAAAAACCAGTATCTGCCCAATATTATACAAAGTTAATGGCAATTCTTCAGGCAATTCAAAAGTGTATTTGCAGTCCTGGGCGTGTTGTCAATACAGGAACGGGTACAAGACCAGGACAGCCTTCTCAGCCAAACGCACCTCCAGCTCAGCAGACAACGACTTCTAGACCAGCACAGCCAACAACAACACAACCAGCACCACAACCCACAGGAGGCGGACAGAATGCTTCTAGTGGAACAAGAACAAGAAAAAGACCATTAAGACCAGCAATTCCACAAGTAGCAGAGGCTGTCGAACGAGTTACTTCAAAAATTTTGCCATCTACGCTAAAAAATCTAAAAGATCTCGCTTTCGACGTGATGGACTTCAAAAATTTTGCCGCACAAGCGCAGCGTCGTATGGGTGGAATGTTTGGATCGATTCCTTTTGTTGTCGCAAGGAAAGCCGAAAGAGATCAAGAAATAGCCAATTCTGCCCAAAGACGTAAATTAGGTATAACAGCATCTCCAACGGCTGTTGCACAATCTAAAAATCAGACCAAAGCAGCAGCAACAACACAACCAGCACCACTTGTACCTGCTGCAACTCAAGCAACATCTTCTCAAAATCAAGTTGCTCAACAGGCATCAAATGATATTAAACAAGCAGAAACCGTTGCCAAAGAAACAGAAACAAAAGTATCTGAAGCTAAGAAAACTGCTGTATCTGTTTCTAAAAAAATTAAACTTACAAAACAATCTTTTATTGAATTGCTAACAAACCTTGGGCTTGAGATACCCTCTACTGTCGCACAAATGAGTGACTTTGCAGTTTCTATACAAAAAAGAACTTTTGAAACACTTAAAAGATCACTTTCTGGTGCTGGCGCACAAGAAAGGCTAAACGCATTTGCTGGTGGACAGAAAACAGCTCTTAATATCAGATCAGCAACCTATCTTAATCCTTTATTTGCAGCTTTAGGACACACAACAGCAAGACAAGCAACAGCTGATGCAAAATATGAAAAAGAAATGATAGAAGGCAAACCTGCAGAAGAAGGTGTGCCTCCAAGAGAGATGACTGCTGTTGAAGGGAAAATGCATGCCCGAATTGTTACAGGTCTTCGTAAAAAATTAAAATATTATGAAGGCCTTCAGAAAAAACTTGATTTAGAAGTTCAACGAGTTATACAAAAAGTTATTGCATCAATGCCAACTGCTTCTGAAGTTGTTATTGATTCAGTAATTAGAGCAAGACTTGCTCCATTAAGAGAACGCATGGATCGCGTTGCTGAAGGTGTTTCTTCAGCTAGAAGACAGCTTAGAATAGCTTTTGAGCAAATAAGAACACCATTCGAGATGGTGGAGAATCCAGAGACTGGAGTAAGTACTAAACAACAACTTACTCCGTATACAACAGAATCAAGGAATAAATTATTTAGTATATTAAATAGACAAAAAGAAATAAAGCCAACATTGCCTATGGCAAGTCGACAATATTCACCTTATGCATCACACGAAGAAGAATTAGGTGCATATCCAAAAATACCGACAGTACCAACAGGCCCAAAGATAAGCCCATACGACACTGATTTGCCACTTGCTACGTCTGCACAGTTTGCACCAATTGCAATACCAGAAGATAAATTAACAGAAACAATTAATAAATTAGTCAGAGAAAGAAAAATTGAGCTTTTAGAACAATTGGGTAAGATTAAAGAACCAGAAGCATTTGAAGAATTAGATACTGTTGCTCAAGATAAAGCAATAGAACAAAAAATTGCTTCTTTAAATAAAAAACAAAGAGCGACATATGATCGTTTAATCAAATCAGCAATGGTAGCAGCAAGACCTGTTGCTGCGAAAATTCTTGTCGGTGAGACATTAAAAAATATTAATAAAATTGCTGCAGCAATAGGAAAATCAGAAGCAGAACATACAAAAAAAATTGCAACTTTGCATAAACTTGAAAGTATACAAAGAAAAGAACAAGGCAAAGAAACGGAACTGCTTTTAACAATAGAAGAAGGAAAAGCAACTTTAGCTAGTCTAGCTAAACAGGTAACACATACTGCTGCCGATGTTAAATTGAAAGAACAAACGATTGTTGCAAAAGATGAAGCTACTGAGGCTAAAGAAAAATTAAAAGCAACAATGTCTGCACGAGAAAAACAAATTCTTTCTTTAAAAAAAGAAATAAAAAAAATTGATGAAGAAATTAGTTTAGGTAGGAAAGAACTTACAGAAGCGCAAGCGGCTATAAAAGTTGTTGGAGAAGCTCCTACTCCAAAGCCAATAAAACCACGAGCCCTCGGCGGTTATCCAATGCCTGCTGCTTCTACAAGACCAGTTCCGCAAAAGGGTTTAGAAAAACTTGATACTGCTCAAAGAAGGGCTTTGATAAAACAAGTTAATGAATTTGAAGAACAAATTCAAGAATTAATAGCTGAAATAAATAGACTTGGTGAAGTTAAAGGTAAAGGATATAAAAAGCAAATAGGCATTCTTTCAAAAGTAAAAACTAAATTAGAAGCTGAAATGGAACAAGCACAAGCAAAAGCTCTAGCTAGTCTTCCAAAAATTAGCGGTGGAGCATTTGGTTTTGATACAGTTCTTCAGCAACTTCAAGCTACTCTTAATTTACCAGCTAAACAATTTGAAGCGCTTATTGCTGAACTTAGAAACAGAGCACCAAAAGCAGCAGCAGGTCTTGATGCTCCAATTTCAAAAGTCAAAGGTGATGTTACAAAAGTCGTAGAAGCAATTAAGGCTACAGTTGTTGCCGGAAACGGAAGTCTTGAATCACTTTATGCTGCTGTAATGCAACAAAGAGCCAAATTACAGAAATTTGGCGAGCAGGCTGCTGGACAGGTCACGCCTCAATTTGGTCCTAATAAAGGAAAAGTTATACCAATAACTCCAAAAGAAACAACTACTAAAGTTGCTGGAGAAACAAGAGAACAAATAAGAGCAAGAATGCAGCAGGTCGCTGAACAAGTTAAAGTATATGGCGCAAGCATGGATTCATTAAAACAATATACAGTTCAAGAATTAAGATATCTTGCAGAGTATGTAGCTGGTGCAAAAACTAGAGACGAGACAGGAAAACAAAGACAAGCAAAAGATTATAAGAAAATTATTATTGACAAACTTTCTGAACTCGGGGTTGCAACAGATGTTGCAATTCAACAAGTAGCAGTTAAACCAATAGAAAAAGCAACACAAGCCGCAGCTCAAACAACTCCAGCTATTCCTCAACTTCCAAGAGCTCCAAAACCCACAACAACAACCCCACAGGCTTCACCCCCTGAGCGAGATGTTCCATCATCTGCTATTCCACAACAGCCAATATTAACCCCAGCAAGTTTGAAAAAACTTATGGAAGAAAATGCAGCGAAGCCCCCATCTGGACCAGTGTATGTTAATGCTGCAGATCTTTTGCGTAAAAAGCTTCTTGATTCAGTAAGTGCTACAAATGAATTAAAGACAGTCCGTGATCGTGTTCGCAATTTGGCTGAGCGAGCAAGCATCTCCACAATAAATCCAGTTTGGACAAACACAAGAAGGGCTGCAGCAGAAGCCAAGCTTGCTGCTGCGGCAGCAGGAACGTCTGGTCTAACCCCTATTGCAATGGGTATGAGTAGTTTTGATCAACTTAAGGCTCTTATCCCACCACGCCCAAGTAAAGATAAATATGTACCACCTACACCAAAAGTTCGTGAAATTGCTGGCATCCCAATAACAGGAAGAGGTGTTGCAAGAGTTGGATCTGCTGTTGCAACTGGCGGACTTAGCGAAATTGCCGTTTTGTTAAAGAATATTATTGCTAAAAAAATTGGCACAGATGCTCAGCAAGTTAGATATGCATTAAATCCAAGAGAACGCTATGAAATGGCGAAAGCAAGAGTTGAAAAAGAAAGAGGTATTGGTCCAGCAAGTTCCTCTAGGCAGATAAGAAAAACAGAAATTGAAGCAAGACAAATTGCTAAAGCAGAGAGTCTCTTATTTGCTCCAATAACAAGACTCTCTAAAGTTGTTGGGGTAATTCCATCAAAGTTTGCAATGAAACTTATTCCAATTAAAGATAACATTCAGGCAATTGGAAACCTTTATGGTCCTCCCATACTGAATGCAATGGAGACTGCTAAAACTACAACAATTTCAATTGGTAAAAAGATGATAAAGACTGCTTATCAAATTGAAAAAGAAATTATTAAATCGCCAGTTACTTCTACAATCATAATGGCAAAGGGTTTGATAGCAGCAGGCGCACAGATTCAGTCAGTTATGCCACAAGTTGCAAATACTGCTAAAAAAATATTCATTGCTCTTGGCGGTCTTGATTTTATTCAGAATACACAAGCTGGACAGGTATTCCTCAAGACAGTCCAGATGTTGCAACTAGGGGTTGGCGGTTTACTGGTTGCTGGTTCAAATACAGCTAAATTTATCCATAAAGCGTTCACTGATCCAAAAGAAGCTTTAAATATGGCTGGAAGGGGTTTGACGGCTGCTGGGAAGGTTCTAGCGAACGGTGCTAAGGAGATTGCACTAGCTGCTGGCAGGGTTGCTGCAGTTCCTCTTAAAGCCGCTGGTCGGGCAATTACAAGACCAGTATTTGCAGTCACGCAAGGGTTGTTCGGGGTCGGCGGTCAAGCAAGAACAGTTGAAGGCGCAAATGGAAGCACTATAACAAAGAAGGGTCTCTTCAGAAGAGATGTTATTACAAATCAAGACGGTACGACATCTCGCGGCGCTGGAATGATTGGAAAGACAATGGGTGGGGTTGGGAAGGCATTTAAGGGAGCCATCAGAATGGGCGGTTCTATGGCGAGCATGCTCACCTATCAACTTGGCCCAGCAGGAATGCTTCTTGCCGGTCCTATGAATAAAGTAATTGGATTGATGCAAAGATTCTCTAAGGTTAGTGCTCCAATATTGATTATAATTACAGCAATTGCGCTTGCAATAATGGTTCTTAAAAAGACATTTGAGAATATGGGTGGTAAAGCCCAAAATATTATGGATAACTTTAAAGCCGCTTTTGAAAATATTAAAGCTATCTTTGGAGTTCTTGTCGGAGTCTTTAAAGACTTCTTTGCTTCTTTGTTTGGCAGTGGTGCTAAAGATGCAAAAGATGGTGGTGAAAACATAAGACAAGTCGTTGGTTCAATTTCTGAAAAAGTTTTGGCATTTACTGAGAAATTTAAAGCCTTCTTTGAAAAGACTCTTGAACCAGTGATCAGAAGAGTTTTGAGCGGTGTATCTCTGGCAGTTAAGGGAATTATTGGATTTATTGGTCCAATAATTCAGTTCATAAGAAATCTTATTGGTTATTTCAAGGGCGGTGGAGAGGAGTCCAAGAAGGCTATGGGTAAAGCTTTCGATGGAATGAAAGAAGCAGCAAGTAAGGTATTTACAGGTTTAATTACAATATTTAAAACTCCATTTATATTCTTAATTGATATTGTATTTAAAGTTCTTGGTCTAATAACAAATATATTTGAAAGAATGGCAGATGCTGTAATAATTGTTATTCAATATTTACTCAAAGGAATTATTAATGCATTTTTTGCAATACCAAGAGCTGTTGTTGCGCTAGTCCAAGAAGTTGTACGGATATGGACAAATCTACAAAAAGCACTTGTTGATTTGATCAAAGAATCCGTACAGTTGATGATTAAAGCATTGTTTACATTAACTGGTGGGGCAATAACATTAGTCGGTAAATTGGTAGGTATTTTTGGCGGATTGATTTCTGGATGGGGAAAGATTCTTCAAAAAATGGCAGAAATGTTTGCTGAATTTTTAAGAACAATTCTTGTTGATTTACCAAAGAAATTGGGTTTTGGACTTGGATGGTTTTATGACAAAATTGGTTTGGATAGCCTTGTTGGTATGGCTGTTGATATCCTGGCAAAACCAGCTGATGCAATAGGAAATATTTTTGAAAAAGTTGGCGATTCAGTGAAAGGTATCGCAAATGAAGCAACTAGCGGACTTAACTCTGGTCTGGAAACCGCAGAAGAGAAAGCGATAGCCGTAACTGAGGGTATAGGTAATGGAGTTAAAGCAGTTCTTGGTTCTATTAGAGATATTACCGAAATGGGGGATGACGTTTTAAAGAATATTCAAGATAAAATTCTTGGTGGTGTTGATAGCGTTGCAAACAGCACTATGGATGCCATAGGGAGTGCGAGTGATTGGGTTGTTGGTATTGGTAGGGGTATAAAAGACTGGATCAGTGGCTTAAAAACCGCAGAAACCATAGGCAAAGGAATTGGCAAAGATGTCGGAGGAAAAGATAAAAAACCAGATGCACAAACACCATCTCAGGCTACTGCTAGAGGTATAACAATTGCTGAGGCGATTGACGAGGGAGCAAAAGCATTAAAAGCTAATTTCTTTGATAAAGTTATCAATAGTCTTAGTGAGGCTATTGGGAAGTTTAAAGATAAATTTAGAGAAGGTCTTGAAAAACAAAAACAAGACGTTCTTAAATTCTTTGATGATCAAGTTGCGGCAATCGATGCTCTTGCTGAAGCAGAAGAGCGCCTTACTGCAACAAAAGAGTATGAAGAAAATAGAAGATTAAAAATTGCAGAGCGAGCCCTCCAGAGAGATGGTTATATCAAGCAAAGAGCTCTTGCAATTTATGAAGGCAGGATTGATGATGCAAGATTGCTAGGGTTGCAAGAAGAAAAAGATAATAAAGAGTTTAATAAAGATCTTAGCAAAATGGATGAAGATCGCAATAAAACACTTCAATCTCAAAATCGCGAACAGGCAAAGAAGGTTATTCAGCAGCAAAAAGAACAATTATCAGAAAAATTTGATAAAGACATAAAGAGTTTTGAAGATTTTGTAGAAAGTATTGGTAAAAACGGAACCCTCACAAAAGAGGAATTAACAAAACAATTTAAAGCATTACAAGATGAAGCTACAAAAACATCAGATGCTATGAAGGGCTCATTCCAGACATATTATTCCGCTCTTCCTGGGTTGATACAGCAAAATACAGATCCAACAGTTGGCTCATTCAATATGAGTCTTGACACATTAATTCAGGCTGCAACAACAAAATACGGTACAGATGTCAATTCAAAAGATCCAGCATCTCTTTTGGGAATAACTGGATTAATGCTATCTGGAACAAGCCAAGCTTACACTGATGGCTTTAATAATTCTATTATTCCTGCATATAGCGCAGGTATTGCTGAAATTACAAAAATAGGAACAGATTTTGCAGATCCAAACAATCCAAATAGTCCAGAGAAAGTTTATGCAAAAGCAATTAACGATGCAACTGAGGCTATAAAAGCAGAATTCTACAAGATGAAGACCGAAGCGGGGTCGGCATTTGCAGAAGTTATTAAAAGTTTAAACGAGGAAGTAAAAAATCTTGCTGTAGCTGAAGCAATAAGATCTGCTACTGAACAACTTGATGAAGAACAGGTGAAAGCAGAGAGAAGAGCAGCTGCTGAAAAAGCAGAAGCTGGTGGAGCTGGAGAAAAGTCTTCTGCTATGGGTATCTCTAGAAAGATGTTCCTAACAGAAGCTGGCAAAGATAAAGTATTTAAACTTGGTGATACAGACCCAATCATATCAGCAGCTAAGGCTAAACTCATTGAATATCAGATGCTTTCCGCAGATAGCAACTTGAGTCAAAAATTTGATCAACCAATGAAAAAAGCTGTTCTTGCATTCCAGAAAAAATATTTGGCAAAAGAAGTCAAAGATCCGCAGGGAAATCTTGGTGCTGTTACTGCAAAGGCTCTGGGGCTTTTTGGTAGCGCTGGTGTTCAAAAGAAATATTATGGAGGATCTATCAAAAAGTCTATGGCTATTGGCGGTTCTGTTCCTGGATTCTCACAGCAAGGTGTCCCAGCGTTATTGCATGGTGGAGAATATGTAATAAATGCAAAAGCAGTATCTGGCCTTGGACAAATGTTCCTTGACTATGTAAATGGATTTAAATTTGGCATTCCAAGATATAAAGCTCCAAATATTGGGATGCCTCAAATAGGCAATCAATTCAAAACTGAGATTATCAAGACAGAAAATGAAACAATTCATAATTACAATTTTTATGTTGATAATTTTATCGGTGAAGACCAATGGTTTGATTCTATGATGAAAAATTACAATGTTAAAGTTTTGCCTAATAGACAAAAAGCTGCTGGATTAGAAAGCAGAGTTGTTAGGACGTATAACGGGATTAATCGGGGTATGTGATGTCAATTACTAAAATGGTTACGTTAGACGGTACAGAAATTACTGAGCACGGTAAAAAGTTCAGTGATAATGAATCTATTTCTGCATCTGATGTGGAATTAGATTCAGGCATTAATAAAAGATATATTCGAAAGAATAAGAAGGTTTTTAACCTATCTTTTACATATTTGCCAAACTTGGCGGCGTACACAGTGGATGGCAGAGCTGGTAGGGATTTTCTCAAGTCTCTTGCTCAAAAAAGAGGCACTATTTCCTTAGTCACTAAATTGTCCCCAGAATCCTCAGACGAGTCATTCACTGTGTATGCCACAAGTTATTCAGAAACATTAATAAAAAGAGATGTCGAAAATAGATGTGCTTATTATGATGTTTCAATGGGTTTTGAGGAAGTTTAATGTCATCTCAATTTTATTATAATATAACAGAATCTTTTAAAAGCGGTGTTGATTTTTATAATGATATTAGTGTCGAACTTGGGTCATCGTCAATAAATTGCACTTCAAATGTTTCAGTATCAGTTTTAAAAATTGCAAACGCATCAGTCAATATTGAATGTCAAGGATATAATGTAAGTCTTGGTCTTGCAGTAAAATCTGCGTCTTGTAATATTAATGTTACTTCGGATGTATCCACTAATACGTCTAAAATAACTTCAGCCTCAAGTTCAACAAGCATTCAATCTAATTTGAACGTTATTGCTTATAAAATTCAATTACTTTCTTCTTCAATTAATATTATTTCTAATTTGCAAATTCTAGTGTATAAAGAAGCTTTATTTGCTATTGCAATACCTTGTGATAGCTCATTACAAGCAACATCAATAAAATCAGCAAAAGCAATATGTGCTCTGTCTGGCGAGGTCACAGCAAACTTCACAGGAAGAAGATTAATAGCAGCTTCTTGTTCTATAAATCCATTTACCATTGTCACCACCATTGCTGGAGAGATTCTTCTTGCACAAATAAATATAACGACTGGTGTTGAGATTCTTGCAACAGCTATTAAATTTGCTGTCAATGACGTACCAGATACATCACACTACAGGACGCTTTTTGTGATTGATGATAAACCTTTAACAAATCAAGGCCGCACTTTAACAAGCGATCAATCTATGGTATTTGTTGAAAATAAAAATTGGAATAATCTTAAATCAAGATATTACAAAAGATCTTCTTCCGCTGGTCGGAACTCTTTTAGTCTTTCCTGGGTGTTCTTACCAAGTTCAAGATATGACACAGTTGATAAAAGATATGCAAGAGACTTCATAAGAGAGCTGGCTTCAGATCCAGATGTTCACGTTTTAAAAGTTATAAATAATGATTCAGATGACGCAACACCATATACAGAAACATCATATAATGTATTTATAAGAGATTACTCAGAGACTCTTGTAAGAAGAGATTTACAAAATGATGTATACTATTGGGATTGTAATTTGACTTTGGAAGAAGTGTAATGATTTCGAGCGATATATATGGTAAAACTTTATCTAACACATTTACATCTGCTATAACTTCCTATGCCCAAAAAGTTAAGCCAAAAATTGTAATTCAATGGCTTGATAGTCGTCATGTGGACTCACTGACAGCGACAACAAATAGCAGTCATGCTTCTAATTCAGTCGGGGATCTTGGGTATTATTTCTCTCCAATAGACGGGATGAGTGGTAAAGATCGTCAATCTTTTACATGGGGTGTTTGTGATGCAAAAGATGTTGATGGCAAGGTAATTACAGCAAATGGTCAATGGTATACAGTCCCGTCAAATCTTGATGATGGTTACAAATATGGGTGGTGGTCAGGTTCTGTAAGTTCTTCATCTGCTTCAAATACATATACTGGCTATGGGTTTGCTACAGATCCATATGCAGAGTGGCAATTCACTCAAAGAAAAGTTAATAGAATTAGAATAGCTACTTCTGAATATTATGGAAGAATTAGTGATTATACATTATATGTATATAATCAATCTTTAACTTTAATCTTACAAGAAGACGGCTCTATTGCAGATGGTGAATATTTTAGAGATCATAACGTGTCGGCTTCTTTGGCATCACAGGATGTGTATAAAATTAAAGTTGTTGTTCATTCAACGGTGAATCCTCAAGACTATGCAAGATTGCAAGAAGTTTCTCCAATTTATGAAACAGATATTTCTGATTATGTAATAAACCACTCTGTTGAGAGAACAAGGGATTTACATGAAACAAGCCTTCCCATCGCGGGGTCTGGATCGTCATCCGCTTCGATAAGTTTGGATAACTCAACAAAAATATTTAATCCATTCAATCAGTCATCTGACTATGGTAAATATATGAAAAAAGATTTAAAAATAACTATAGCAAATGGTTGGAGAATTAAAAAAACAGAAAATATACTTTCAAATACCATTTTAAAAGCAAATATAGCCGCAAACTCTTCAACCCTGACCGTTGAGGATACCAATATTTTTCCAGATGGGGGTGATGTTGGGACTTACTATACAGTATTTGTAGATAAAGACACTCAGTCTGAAGAGATGCTGCTTATTAGTCAAAAGACAAGTGATAAAATTTTACAAATAGCAGAAAGGGGCTACAACAATACCACTGCCAAGGGCCATACAGTAGGTGCTGTTGTTACATTCGACCCATATGAATATGTTCATGCAGGAACTTTCTATGTTGATGAGTGGTCTGGTGGAAGCTCAATGCAGGTATCTATTAAATGCAATGACTGGAGTAAATATCTTTCAGAAAAACAAATAACATTAGGCTATTTTGAAGAAAGCGTTACTGCTGGTGATGCGATTCGATCATTATTACTCTCTTGTCATTTCCCACAAGCGGATTATGATCAACTTGTAAGACATACTGATGAACCAAGAAGAATTGGCGGTATTGCTCAATATTCATTTAACGAGCCAACGATTGATAGATCATCAAATCAAATAGTTCCATCATCTGGATTAAGAGCAAGATTTTGGGCTATGCCTACTGGGAAAGAATCTCTTGTCAAAGATATTCTTGGAGATGCCATTGATCGTCAACTTTCTGAATTAGAAAAAGCTTTGGGGCAGAAATCTTTTGTAGCCCCAGACTATGTTGCATTAAGTAAAAGCATTTCATCACCAACAACATCAGCTCTTGAACTTTCTGATTATTCATTCACATCATATGGCGGTGAATTGATTGATTCATATTACAACGGAATTATAGATGGTTTTTATGTCCCTAGTGAGTCTGGTGTCCAAGAAATTTTCTTAAGAATAAAAAATGGTGGTACGAGACTTTACTTAGATGATAATTTAATTATTAATGAATGGTTTGATCATCCAGGTTCTTTGACTGATGTATCTAGTTCAATATCTCAAAATCTTGATTTAGACGCTGGTAAGCCATACAAGATCAGAATAGAGTTTTTCTATACTACAAACAATTTCTCTCTAGAATTATGGGGTAATACTGGAGGTTCTGATTTCATTATTGATGCCGATGATTGTTATACAATATGTGCTTTTGATTCACTTGGTGCAAA